GTTGGAGAGAAGCAGCTAAATTGGCTTTCTCAACCCACATCTGAATCTTTTCTTGCTCATAAACTGTGGATGGATTTGCTAGGTCGAGCGAGAAGTTGACCAACTCTTCATCTTGGAAACCTTGTGCATATAGATGCACGATTGCAATTTTTGTCAGTTCTGACAGAATGATTCTCTGAATTCTTTCAATTGTTCGAGCGAAACGAACATCCTCTGCTGCAAGAGTCGCTTTTGCTCCAATCATTTCCTCATAACCAAGAAATGCTCGCGGAACCTTAAGAGCACCAATCATCTTGTTCCTCAAATATTCAACGTCATCTGTTGCGTTCCAAGACAAACCAGTGAGGTTTTCAATGTTTGCTCCACTATCGCCGCCCCTAACCGGCAGATAGAAGTCCTCTGTAATGTTCATCAAGTTGAAACGAAGATTGTAGTCGCCTGTTTGAGGGTCAATTAGAGGCGTCTTTTTCATTTTTGCCATAAGTTTCGTAATGAAACCATCTACATCTTCCGGAGGGATATTGCCAACATCAACTTTAAAGATTCGTCGGTCTGGCGCCCGAACGAGTCTGTGGACAAGCATTGCATCTTCCATCAATGTCAATTGCTTCCACGTTCGACGTGCGGGCTCAATCATTGCTTTTCCGTATGGAAGGAAGTTACTGTCGGAAAGCAATCGGAAATGCGCTACCTCAAAGTTTTCGAACTTGTCTTTGGGATTAGCGATTCCTAAAGTCTGGAAATACACTTCATATGGATTCTCAGGATTTTCACCTTCGACGCGAATTGTGTCATATACTGACATCGGCATCACGTTGATTATTCCATACTTCTCTGTGATTTCCAAGAATAAGAAGTGGTCCCCGTATTTGCACATATTGCGAATCCAAGGCCACAGATTGAATTCGATATTCAAAATATCGTAAAACAAGTTGTAAAGAATTTCTCGTATATTTTCATTCGGACTTTCAATAATGAGAGATTCACCGTGCTCCGATTTAACGGATGCTTCATCTGCATAAATGTCCAAAGCAGATGCAATAATCGAGTCCGAATCCATAATATCATAATCACGGAAAAGGGTCAAACGAGCACCCTGATAAACTAGCCCGTGTTGAGCCTTCCCCATTCCAGCAGTTTGCGAACCATACTGAGAATAATGGATTCGGTTGTATCTGTCATATAAAGTCCTGCTTGTGAACGCCTGCATTCGGCTTGTATCAGCGACACGAAGTTTGGTGCCACCAATATTACGAACGACTGCTTGCGTTGAAAACAGTCTCTTTAATCTTTTTCTTAGAGAATATTCAGACATTTTTACCTCTTTCTTTTATGAAACCTTTAATCGTTAATATCTCTTGTGTGCGAGTCAGAAAACCGATGAGCTGCTTTCACCAACTCATTAATTGGAAGTCCAATAACTATTGCTCTCAGTTTTCTGTCTTTGTTGCTTTCTTTCGCCAACAACCATCGGTGGTGCCCATCAAAAATATAGTTGTCTTTCGAAACGATGAACGGCTGGTCTGCGAATTCGTTTGCCATCGGTTGCATCTCACGGAGCTTCTCTTTGTTGACATTCTTTTGGAGCGGCTTTATTTCATCAGCTCGAATGTGTTTTGCTTTCACAGGAACACCTTGACCTAGAAGCAGACGAACAAACTTTCCCATCTTATTCTTTGGAATCTGCGGGAGAAGTTTTCTTTTGAGTCCTGCCCTCTTTGGGTCAATAGGTTGAAACGGCATTATTTTTTAATTACTTTGTAACCCGGATGTTTTCTCTCAAATTCCCTAGCAGCACTTTCATCCGCCATTTCCTTCACAGCCTTCTCATATTCTTTGTGCGCCTTTACCCACGCATTTTTATCCCTCTCTGATGGAGGAATCATTTCCAACTCTCTCATACGGGATTGGGCTCTCCGTGCTCTTTTTTCAGCAGAATCTTCTCTTAAAATAGACATTATTTCTTCACGAATGATTTTTCTTAGCTGTGATTTCTTCATTTAACTTACCGTGATTGTCAAGTCGTATCTGTCAAGAGGGTCTGCTGGCGGGCCTGCTCCTGCCGCAGTAATCTGACCATACAACTTATCCATGTTGTCTCGATTGTTGATGAACGCAATTTCGAATGACCAGCGTTTGCGAACCGGAACCATCTGCGCCTTACCATTCACCAACATTTTCTCATGCTCATATTCGGCACCAAGTGGTGTCCAATTCAATCCTAATCGGTCAAACTCTTTCCAAATAGTCTGAACGGGCTTCCAATATTGGTCGTTGAACATTCCTTTCGTAAATTTGTCAACTTTTTGATGCACCCAATTAGAAGCGTTCTTTTTACTCTTCCCATCTAAAGGCGGAGAGCCAGAAGTTGTTGCAGCTTCCATCAACAAAGATGGGCCTTCATCTAGTTGTGCTGCTCTAGTAAGTCTGTAATGTTTTACAAAATCTCTAAAATTGAATTCGCCCATTTTTATCTCCTAATCGAGTATCCACCGTAAATCTTCAACTTCGTTTCCTACCGGCACTTTATATGGGTCGTGTGCTGGTTCTGTGTCTTGGTAGATTGCATCAAAAGTCTTGTGTTCAAATTTATCAATAGTCATTTTCGTGAGCTCAATTCCACGCTGCTTCAATCTCAACGCAGTGTCTCGCACCCACAATCCAATACAAAGTGCAATAACAAGGTCATCGTTGTATCCCTGCATTGCTTCTGCTCTCTGTCCATTCCAAATAAATACTTCCAACTCTTCAAACGTCCTCTTGGAATGAAGAATAACATCCTTCTCTCTCATATATTCATCAAGTTTTGAGATGATAAGAGGACGAGTCTTTGGAGAAGTAGTAAATCCCGGCACCCTTTTCTGTTCGTATCGGCGTCTGCGATTCATCTGTCGAATTGCTTTGGGATGCATTGGGTCAACAAATTTCCAATCTTCTTCCATATAGAATAGATTCTTGTAGTTGCGGTCTATTGCTTCCTGCACAACTGACCAGCCGATGTTGCTGTTCTCAATAACGAGAAGAGCATCGTTGTATCGGGTGGCGAGCGAGCATAAGAAGGCGCCGAATTCTTTGGTTCCGATGAATCCATTATACTCTGCTACCTGCGTCACCGATTCAAGTTCAATAACGTGTGCAGCAGATTTGTCAGAACCATCGCCTCGAGCTACGTCTGCAACGACAACATAGTTTTTGCTGTAGTCAGGATATTCCCAAATCCAGAGCGAAGTATCTCCGGAAGTGAGTCCTTCTTTTGCAATTGGGTCACGCTCAAATGTCTGTCTGTAGAATTGAATAAGGTCGCCATCAATGACCGTATTACCGGATGCGATAAAGTCAGCTTCGTGCTCCTGCCGAAACTCTTGTTCGTTCATTACACCAAGCTGCTTTTCCTTCCATTTTTCATTTCGTTCTGGATGCTGCGACCAATGCAAGAAAGTGGGCTTAAATTGGCTCTGTCCATTTGTTGCTTTAACCCATTCCCGATGGAAGAAGTTTCCCATTCCGTTTGGCGTGCTAAGAATGATTGCTTTACCACCTGTAGATAATGTGGACGATGCTGCTGTCCATATCTCATCTGCCAAAAGTGGCGGATTGATGTGAGCTGCTTCATCCATGATGAGAAGAGAAAGTGCTTCGGAGCGGCCAGCGTCCTCAGAGCTTGGAACAGCTTTGATTTGCGAACCATTCTTGAATCGCAACGAAAGTTTGTTGTCCTCTATGCATTTTCCTCTCAACCACACCGGGAGATTTTCGTGCATGACGCGAACCTTCATTACGATGTTCTTTGCAACTTCCTGCTTAGTTGCGATGACGAGAACGTTTTTATCGTTGTTGAAAAGCATCATCCAGAGAGAGTAACCGCCCACCAAAGTTGAAAGGCCAAGCTGTCGAGCTTTCAAAACAATGTTATAATCGTTTCCCAAGAAACTTTTCAACATATCTTCCTGATAGTCATACAAATTGAAATTAACTTTTCCACGAATAGGATGCTGAATTATGCAGTATTTCTTCATAAAGTGCACGGGGTCAACGGCACACTTTTTATACTCTTTCTTAATGATTTCTTTGATGTTCGGCTTAGCCGTAGTAGTTGCCATTACATATCCTTAGCAATTTTGTATCCACCAACTGCTCCTACCACCACTCCTACAATTAACGAAGTTTTTCGATTTGGAAGTGGAATAATACCCAAAATCTTTTCGGTTGGCGGCGGTTCTGGAAGATTTCTCAAAACGAGAGTCACACTATCTGCCCGTGCTGTCTGTGCTGCAAGTGCTGTTTCCAATCCGCTTATTTGAAGTTTTTGTGCAGCATTTACATCTTCAAGATTGTCAACTCTTGAACCAAGAAGGTCAACTTCAAGTTTCAAACTAGCATTTTCTCTTCGAAGATTGAGTGCATATTCTATCCACGGTTTTGCTACGGGATTTGCGTTTGCTAAAACTTCTTCCTCTGACGCTCCATCAGTCAATTCTTCAAAAATTGAGTCGTTTGCAGCCGCAAGTTTCTCGTTCTGTCGTCTTGCTGCTCGAGCTTCGGCATCAAGTATTGCAGCTTTCCTCTCCAAAGAGTCAACTTTGATTTCTATGCTGTCTGCAAATGCTTTTGCGCTGTCTGCTATGACCCTCTGTCCTTCACCAAATTCTATGGCCGCTGCCGCTGTATCTCGATATGCCTCATATCCTTTTCGCCACTTCTCGGCTTGACTTTCTCTGACGAAGGAAAGAGCAAAACCACCAACAACGAAAATTGCTAATACTGCTATAACAACCTTAGCGGTGTTATTAAACGCTTTCCACGTTTCGATTAGTTTCATCTTGAATTTCCTTCCATTCATCTAGGAGTTCTTTCAATTTTTCAATCTCAACTCCCAATTCTTTTTTGATCTTGTCTGGATTTATGTCGAATATTTCTTCAAATCTTCCATCAAGATAGATCGTGGATGGATTAGCAACTGCCTCTTTCCATCCTTCTACAGTCTCAATCATGTCTCGTAACCAAGACATCATATTGGCTCTTATCTTATTTGCTTCATATTCCTTATACGTCCCATCGATCCGCATCTGCGTTTCTTCCGAAATGACGCAAACATGACACCTGCCAGTTTTCCACCACATCTTTTCATCTGCCCGACCTTTCATCGTTCTGCCGCATTCTGGACACCAATAAGGGATTTTTGCTCCCCTCATCTTATCTACAGTTTGTTTGATTCCGTTTTTAATAGTCCAGAGTTTTCCCCTTTCTTCCCATACATCGCCTTCTTCGTGTTTTTCTGTAGCAGACTTATTTGGAACGTAAGTGCTAATCTTAACTGAATCAGCCTTACGTATAAAATTTCCCATTTTTTCACGAATTCCTCGCACTGCTGCGATTCCTTCGTCAATGTCTTTTGTTTGTCGTGTGGTTTTTACCAAATCTTCTAAAGATTGGTCTTTATTTTCCCACGGTTTATACTCTGCCATAGTAACCTCTCATATAAATAGAATTTAAAATTTCAATAGACCAAGAAGTTGATTAACAGGTGCAAAGGTGCCTGTCAATTTATATACCTTTCCCCGATAAACAAATACAAGTCCCTCACTAGGAACGATGTTGTCCACTCCTATTGAGCGCAATTTTGCCATATTATCTTTGAATTTGGATAGTTTGTTTACATCGTTAGAACGAGACAATTCTCTTGCAGCCGCATCCAAATCCTTTTTGATTCTTTGGGCTCCATCATCAGGAACGGCTGACAAGAAACCACTTGCATTTTTCATTATTTCGGCGCCCAGTTGTAGGAACAACTTTTCAAATGGAGCTATGTTCTTCTTGAATTGAGCATCTTTTCCCGTTTTGTCAAAATTCAAAACCCACTCTCTAAACTTGTCGTGCTGAATTTCTCTCTTAATATCCCGAACACTATATTCACCCTTCAAATCATATGCCCATCTTTTGAGCAGTCCCATCAAAACTTGGTTTGGAAGATTGTAGGACATCTTGCTAGCCTGATTTCGAATAAACTCTTCCCACCAATTTTGATGCCACATCATCACAGAGTCATTATCGGTGAGGCGAAACTGCCGTTGAAGTTTGTTCAGTTCTGCAAAATACTTCGTTTTTGATTTCGAATAATTTTCAGATTTTGGTAATGTGACTACATGCGGGCCTGAAAAAGCAAAGGTCTTTTGAATATTCTGGTTGATTTGTTTTATCATTCCTGCCAACATTCTACCTTCGCCTTTTCCCGTTCCGACAACATCTCCGTTGTCGTCAACTTCAAAGGTGTTATGGAACACTAGCATATTGTGTCCGTAAGGAATCACGTTTTGCGTCTTTGGATAAAGTATTTCCATTGACATCCATTTCTTTCCATCAGCAAATATTTTGCGTTGTTGAGCCGGAGTTAGTTTGCTGATTGCGCTATTTAGATCATCTGCTGCTAGTCCAAACGCATCAGTCAAATCTCCCCGACCTGCAAACATATTCCGTATTCCTCTTGCATCAGGAGCATTGACACCCTGATCCTTCATATGAGTTTTGTTGCGAGCGAAAATTACCCCCTTGTCGTTTCGATATGACACAGATATATTTTGCCCGTCCAATTTTTCCGTCACAGGTGCTTCAACATTCAACTGACCTTGAAGCCCCAACTCGATAATGCTTTTCAAATCGCCAAAAGTCAAATCCATATCATCAAAAG